AACGGAATGGGCATTAAAAAGATTGAGTTCATAAAAAATAAATAATCAATACAAGTTTAGTACTCCCTATAGACCCAGCTAGAATTTTTCTAGCTGGGTTTTTTGTTTGCGTGAGCCGTGTCCCGTGTGGCGTGGTTCATTAATCAAATAGAGGTACCAACGGCACACCAAAAAATCAAAGTCTTTAGACCGCTATCCCCCCTTAATGCAGATAGGGATCCTAATGTATGTATATATATGCTTGATTTACACGGCCGTAGGGGCTAAAAATACTTTTGGTACCATATGAAAGAAACTATTAAAATAGATGAAAATAAGTTACCCGCAAAGATTCAACACGAATACAAATTAAAAAAACTCTTGCGAAAAAGAGAGGACATCAAAGAAGGTGTTCAAAGTGATTTTTTAAATTTTGTAAAATATGTTTGGCGAGACTTTGTAGAGGGGTCCCACCACAGGCACATTGCAGACAAGTTTAATCAACTGGCGTCGGGTGAAATAAATAGATTAATTATTAACATGCCACCCAGACATACTAAATCAGAATTTGCATCGTGTTTATTACCCGCATGGATGGTGGGCCTTGATCCAAAATTAAAAATCATTCAGGCAACCCACACGGCAGAACTAGCGATACGTTTTGGACGTAAAGCAAAAAATGTAATTGACTCAAAAGAATATCAAGAATTATTTAAAACACAATTACAGGAAGACTCTAAAGCAGCAGGACGTTGGGAAACAAAACAAGGTGGTGAGTATTTTGCAGCTGGTGTTGGTGGAGCAATCACAGGTCGTGGTGCTGATCTACTAATCATTGACGATCCACACTCTGAGCAAGACGCAATGTCCAAGGACCTTTTAGAAAAAGCATACGAGTGGTATACATCAGGTGCTCGTCAACGTTTGCAACCTGGTGGTAAAATTGTAGTTGTAATGACAAGATGGTCTACAAAAGATTTAACAGCAAAATTAATTGCATCACAGACAGAGGCAAAAGCAGACCAATGGCACGTGGTTGAGTTTCCAGCAATCATGGACAACGAACCAGTATGGCCTGAATATTGGAGTCCTGAAGAATTAGAAAAAGTAAAAGCAGTTTTGCCGAGTGCAAAATGGAACGCACAGTGGATGCAAAATCCAACTTCTGAGGAAGGTGCAATATTAAAACGTGAGTGGTGGAATAAATGGGACAAAGATTATATGCCAACTATTTATCATGTCATACAATCATACGATACAGCGTTCACAAAAAAAGAAACATCAGATTATTCTGCTATCACTACTTGGGGTGTATGGTATCCTAACGAGGACTCAGGTGCACAATTAATGTTATTAGATGCAGTTAAAGGACGGTATGAGTTTCCTGAGTTAAGACGAGTGGCCCTTGAACAATATAAATACTGGCAGCCTGAAACAGTTATCATTGAATCAAAAGCAAGTGGACTGCCCTTAACTCACGAGCTGAGAAAGATGGATATACCTGTAACTAATTTTTCACCTAATCGTGGAAACGATAAGCATACTCGTGTAAATGCTGTTGCACCTTTATTTGAATCTGGTATGATATGGGCTCCTGACGAAGAGTTTGCTCACGAAGTGATTGAAGAGTGCGCTGCCTTTCCGTACGGAGATCACGACGATTTAGTTGACTCAACTACACAAGCGATCTTGAGATTTAGACAAGGTGGTTTGATTGATCATCCAGAAGATTATGTAGAAGAGATCAAAGAAAAAAAGAAAAGGACTTACTACTGATGTCAGAGCTAACAGATAAATATTCTAAAAATTTTAGTCCAGAAAAAAAGAAGATATTCGAAAAACGTGTAGCCGATAATTTAGGTGCGATGTCAGAATTATCAGCGATACAGTTAGTATTAGCAGAAATGAGAGCAGAAGGAATGAAAGATGGGGGTATGATAGATAAGCCACTTGGATCAGGAGGCGTGAAATCTGGACCACCACCAAAAAGAGGTCCCAATCCACAAGGGTTGAAAGTTCCGTTAAAACAAGTTAAGACATAGGATTGGAGAAATTTAAATGGCAGATATAGACAAGTCACTTCCAAATCAGGTAAGAACCGAATTGGAAATACCATCTGAGGAAGTTGACATCAAAGAAGAAGAAATTGTAGAAAAACCACCTGTGGAAGTAACACCAGAAGAAGATGGTGGTGCAACGATTGATTTTGAACCAGGTGCAATAAATATACCTGGAACAGAAAACCATTTCGATAATTTAGCAGATATTTTACCAGACGACATTTTAGATCCACTTGGAAATGAAATGGTGCAAAATTATATGGATTACAAAACTTCCAGAAAAGATTGGGAGCAAGGATATATTCAAGGTTTAGATCTTTTAGGATTTAAATACGAAAACAGAACAGAACCTTTTCAAGGAGCATCTGGTGCAACACACCCTGTTCTTGCTGAAGCTGTTACACAGTTTCAAGCGCAAGCATACAAAGAATTATTACCTGCAGAAGGACCTGTTAGAACACAGGTCATTGGCATTTCTAGTCCACCCGTAGAACAACAATCACAACGTGTAAAAGATTACATGAATTATTTATTGATGGATCAAATGCAAGAGTACGAACCAGAGTTTGATTCTATGCTATTTCATTTACCACTTGCAGGTTCAACATTTAAAAAAGTTTATTACGATCAATTATTGGGAAGAGCGGTCTCTAAATTTGTACCAGCAGAAGATTTAATTGTGCCTTACACTGCAAACTCTTTGGACGATGCAGAAGCAATCATACACACAATAAAAATTTCAGAAAATGATTTACGTAAACAACAAGTAAATGGTTTTTATTCTGATATAGAACTTGGCCCACCAGGACCAGATACAAATAATGACTTAGAGAAAAAAGAACGAGAATTAGAGGGCACTAAAAAAACTGGTAAACAAGAACCAATGTATAATATTTTAGAGTGTCACGTAAATTTAGATCTTGAGGGATTCGAAGAAGTAAATTCTGAAGGTGAACCTACAGGAATTAAGCTCCCTTATATAGTTACTGTTGAAGAAGCTAGTAGAAAAATATTATCTATTAGAAGAAACTACAATCCTGATGATCTAAAGAAAAGTAAAATCCAATACTTTGTCCATTTTAAATTTCTTCCAGGACTTGGGTTTTACGGCTTCGGTTTGATTCATATGATTGGTGGATTAAGTAGAACAGCAACGTCTGCTTTACGTCAATTATTAGATGCAGGTACCCTATCTAATTTGCCTGCAGGATTTAAACAAAGAGGAGTGAGAGTCCGAGACGAAGCATCACCAATACAACCTGGTGAGTTCAAAGATGTGGACGCACCAGGTGGTAACCTAAGAGAAGCATTCTTTCCATTACCATACAAAGAACCGTCACAAACACTATTACAATTAATGGGTATTGTTGTATCCGCTGGTCAAAGGTTCGCGGCTATTGCTGATATGCAAGTGGGTGATGGTAATCAACAAGCGGCTGTTGGAACAACGATAGCATTATTGGAACGTGGATCACGGGTCATGTCTGCAATACACAAAAGATTGTATGCAGGAATGAAAAAAGAATTTAAACTTTTATCAAAAGTAGTTGCACAATATTTACCACCAGAATATCCATACGACGTGGTCGGTGGAGCACGGAACATTAAACAAGTAGACTTTGACGATAGAATAGACATCATACCAGTTGCAGATCCAAACATATTCTCAATGGCGCAAAGAATATCTATGGCACAAACAGAATTACAACTTGCACAATCAAATCCACAAATACATAATTTATATTCTGCTTACAGAAAAATGTACGAAGCAATCGGTGTTAAAAATATAGATCAAATATTACCACCTCCTGCACCTATGGCTCCAATGGATCCAAGTGTAGAACATATAAACGCTTTAGGTGGCAAACCTTTTCAAGCATTTCCTGGTCAAGACCATAGAGCACACGTTACAGCTCACTTAAATTTTATGGCAACTAATATGGTTAGAAATAATCCTGCAATTATGGCAGCGATACAGAAAAATATTTTAGAACACATCAGTTTAATGTCACAAGAACAAGTACAATTAGAGTTTAGAGAGCAAATAATGCAGTTACAAATGCTACAACAACAAGCTGCAACTGATCCTAACGCTGCACAACAGCTACAACAAATCTCTCAAACCATAGAAGCTAGAAAAGCAGTGTTGGTTGCAGAGATGACAGAAGATTTTATGAAGGAAGAGAAGAAAATTACATCACAATTTGACTCTGACCCACTTCTAAAACTAAAATCACGTGAAGTTGACCTACGTGCTATGGAAAATGAGAGAAAAAGAGACAACGATCAAGCACAAGTTGAACTTGCAAGAGCAAGATTGATGCAACAACGTGAAAATTTTGAAGATAAACTAGAACAAAACGAAGATTTATCAAAATTAAGAGCTGGAGTTAGCCTTGCTAAGTCAGGAATACAACAGGCTCAAGTCATGATGGAGGATGATTAATGCCTTTAAGCAAAAAAGGCAAAAAAATCATGAAATCCATGAAGAAACAGTATGGGAAAAAGAGAGGTGAAAAGATATTCTATGCATCTAAGAACAAAGGTGTTATAAAAGGAGTCAAAAAAGGAGCATAAATGCAAAGACTAGATAAAATAAAAGAAGTTAAAGTTGCAGATCAGAGTGTTGAGATAGATCCTAGATCTAAAACAACTGCTGACAAAGCTTTTAACTATATTGGTACAGGAAAACCTGAACTTGAAGTACAAGGTCAAGGTGCAGTAAGACCAGAAAAGAAAAGAAAATCTAAAGCGTACTAATTATGTGGTTATCGGCAATAAAATTAGCCGTTTCTGCTGGAAGTAAAATATATGCTAACAAGCAGAGAACGAAGATGGCAATGTCTGATGCACAATTGATGCATGCAGAAAAAATGGCCCGTGGTGAAGAACAATACCAGGGAAAATTGCTAGAGGCCCGACAATCAGACTGGAAGGACGAAGCAGTTTTGATAATTCTCAGTTTGCCCGTGTTGGTGCTCGCCTACGCAGTCATATCAGACGACCCAACAGCGATGGACAAGGTAAAATTGTTCTTCGAGATGTTCTCGCAGCTCCCGTCATGGTTCACAAATCTTTGGATCCTTGTCGTTGCGTCGATTTATGGTATAAAGGGTACACAGATTTTTAGAAACGGAGGAAAAAAATAATGCCGAATAATAGATTTAATAAACAAGTAACACCTAAAGGATATAAAATGGGTGGACGAGCTAAAAAAATGGGTGGCGGCATGATGATGAAGCGACCTATGATGAAAAAAGGTGGTCCGTTAAAACCTGTCGATCCTAAAACTCAAAAAGGTTTATCAAAACTTCCAACTAAAGTAAGAAACAAAATGGGCTACATGCAAGAAGGTGGTAAAGTAAAAGATAAACCTGGTAAAGATTTAACTTTTGGAAAAACATATCACCCAATTACTGAACTTGCTATGAAGAATGCAATGCTAGAGAGTTTTAAATCAGGTGGAAAAAAAGGATTTAGTTTTGGAAAAATTTCAGATGAACATAAAAAAATAAAAGAAAAATTTTTTGATAAAGGTGTAAAACCATCTGAAATACAAAAATTAGATAAAGAGTTTAAAGCAAGAATAGAGAGAGCTAAAACTAGTGCTAGAAAAATTTTAGCTAATAGACCAGGTATGAAAAAATACAGAAAGACTCAACAAAAAGCTAAAGCAATAGATACAGGGAGTGAAAACTAATGGCAAATAGATTATATAATAAACAAGTAACACCTAAAGGATACAAAAGAGGTGGTGGCGTAACAGGTGAAAAGAAACCTGGTATTATCAGAAGAACAATTGGAAAGATTAGAAAAAAAATTGCACCAACTTTTAGTGAACAGTTTGATAAAGCTAGAAAAAATAAACAAAAAACTTTTAAATCTACAAGAGATGATACCAAAAAAGGTAAACTAGAATATTCTACAAAAACAGCAGCAGAAGTTAAGGCAGCTAAAAAAAGAATGTCTGATAGAGAAAGAGCTCGTGTTGGAGATACTAGTAAACAACTTTCTGAAAAAGGTGCAGCGTTTAAACTTGCTAGAAAAATGGGTAAGAAAACTTTTACACACAAAGGTAAAAAATACACAACATTGTTAAAAGGTGAAAAACCAAATAAAATTTTACCAGAATTATCAGGTAAGACTTCTAAGAAAATTAAAAAATTTGTAGGAGCGTAATGACTAAACTATGTCCTAGAGGTAAAGCCGCAGCGAAAAGAAAATTTCGAGTATATCCTTCGGCATACGCGAATGCATATGCTAGCAGAATTTGCGCTGGTAAAATTAAAGATCCATCTGGTGTAAAGAGAAAAGACTTTAGAGGAAAAAAAGCTGAAGGTGGATTGATGGAAGCGACTGCTAGATTAAAAAGACAAGGTTATAGAAAAGGTGGCGGTGTCTGCCTTAGAGGAATGAACAGAGACGCTATCGGAAAGAACTCGTAGTGTTATGGCTAAGAACGGACTTGATAAATGGTTCAAGCAACAATGGGTAGACATTGGTAGCAAGAAAAAAGATGGATCTTTCTCAAAATGTGGAAGATCAAAACAGAAAGCAGATGCAAAACGTAAATATCCAAAATGTGTCCCACTTGCAAAAGCAAGACGTATGACAGAATCACAGAGGAGATCGGCAGTTTCTAGAAAACGAGCAGTAGCTCAAGGTGTTGGTGGTAAACCAACTAATGTTGCAACATTTGCTAAAAGAAAAAAAATGGGATTCGGAGGAATGGTTTGAGAGCAGACTTTCAAATGAGAGCGAAATTATCAAAAGGTGGTATGCCACCTAGAAATAAAAAAAACTTTAGACCTACAAAGTCTGGAGCAGGCATGACACAAGCTGGGGTCAAAGCCTATAGAAGATTAAATCCTGGCTCTAAACTAAAAACAGCGGTCACTGGCAAAGTCAAACCAGGATCAAAAGCTGCTAAACGACGTAAATCATTCTGTGCTAGAAGCGCAGGCCAAATGAAAAAGTTTCCTAAAGCTGCGAGAGATCCTAACTCAAGACTTCGTCAAGCCCGTAGAAGGTGGAAATGTTAAATGAAAAAATCTAAAGCAAAAATAAAAAAAGTAATGAAGGGTTTGCAAAAAGCATCTAAAACACACGCTGCGCAAGCAAAAACTTTGAAAGGAGTCTTACATGGCGGATCCAAAAGTAGGAACGGGAAAAAAGCCTAAAGGTTCTGGTAGAAGGTTATACACAGACGAAAACCCAAGAGATACAGTCGGAATTAAGTTTGCAACACCAGCAGATGCAAGAGCAACTGTTGCAAAAGTAAAACGTATTAGTAAACCTTTTGCTAGAAAAATACAAATCTTAACTGTTGGAGAACAGCGTGCCAAAGTTATGGGTAAAAAACAAGTCGCTGCAATTTTTAAGAAAGGCAAAAATGCAATTAGAAACCGTCATAACAAGACTAATTAAATTTTTAAAAACAAGAGCCGATGCTTTGTCTATATCAATAACGTCAGGCAGTATTGACAATATGGAAAAATATAGATATATAGTAGGGCAAATAGCTGCCATAGAGGCAACACTACAGGAACTCTCTAACCTGCTAGAAGATAAGGAGCAAAATGGAAAAGGAACAGTCATCAATATTGACCCCAAGTCAAAAAATTAAAGTACCAAAAAAGAAATTAGTAGGGGTTGAATCAAAAAAAGAAGAACCAAAATTACCAAAACCAACAGGTTGGAGACTTTTAGTTTTACCTTTCAAAATGAAAGAAACAACTAAAGGTGGAATACATTTAGCTGAAACAACTTTAGAGAGACAACAAGTTGCTTCACAAGTTGGTTTAGTGATGGCCATGGGTTCACAATGTTATAAGGATAAGGAGAGATATCCTGAAGGTCCGTGGTGCAAAGAGAAAGATTGGGTTATGTTTGCAAGATATGCAGGTAGCCGAATCAAAATAGATGGTGGGGAAATGCGTCTGCTAAACGACGATGAAGTG